TGTTTCTGATGGTTTAACTGGTGCGGTTGCTAATTCGGCTTCAGTTCTTCCATCACTAAAAGCATCTTGTCTGTTTCCTGGTTTTAATGTTAAACCTGGCAATGTACCTATAATTATTGGTTCTTGGCCTGCTTCACCATCTGTAAAGAAGCCGACAACCATATCACCCTCTCTGAGAGCATATGGATTTGAATTGTTTGTTGGCAACATTGGTGTAGACCAAGGCAATGAGCTTGTAGGAACTTGCATTTTATTATCTGCATGCCAACCAACACAACGAACACGAAGCCGACCAAGTTTCAAAGGATCTTGTCTATCTTCTACAAATCCAATAAACCAAATAAAACCACCTTTACCAACAAAATCTTTTTGTTCATCCATTATTCATACTCTTTCAATTCTTCAACTTGACTAGAACTACTTACAGCCACGAAATCTCTTTCAGTTGATGTTGTTGCCACTTCAATGATGGTTTCGTGCTTATCATATCCAATAATTTGTCGTGAAGCTACAATTAAATATTTACCACTTAAACTTTTATCTTGATTATCTCCACCTTTTTCTTTAGCTCCAAATGTTGGAGCTTCTAAGTAAATATTAAATCCAGAAGTCAATTGAAAATTTCCTGGCATTGCAATTTTAATTCGTTTATTCATTAACATTGAGATAAATGCTTTGCGTTGAAATAAAAAAGATTCTAAATTTTCTATTTTAGAAATTGAGGTTGGGTCATTTTGTTTAATGTATTTGCTTATCTGTTGTGCTGCACCAAAAATACTTACTGTTTTTTTAGAATCGTATGCTTGTGTAGAATCTAAGCCATCACGATTTTTAATAATGCTAACATCTGGTGTTTCATTAGCATGTTTTATCTTAGAATAAATATCACCAAAACTAATGTTCTTTTTGGCAACAGTTCTTGTTATAGGATCAAAACCAATAAACTGACCGGCATTAACACCTTCTCTACCTTTTTTAATATTATCATTTTGCTCAACAACTTCTAAACCACGAGCACTACTAATCTCACTTGCCGGATTTGAATCTGATAAGTTTTTAGGTGAAAACTGTATATCTAAAATATTTTCTTGTGTTAGAAGTGTTGATAGTGAAGCAAAATTATAACCAATACTATTTTGATAAAACATAAAATTTGGTGCTTGGTTAATATCAACCGCTCTTTTAGCACACCATTCTATTGCTTCTAGTGGTTTTAAGTTTGGTATAACAATACTTTTAATTCCAACGGAGTTCTCATAAATGCCTTTTGCTTGGCTCGCAGGAATTTTTAAGTAATTCTCTAATATTTTTTCAATAATGTATGAGTAGGTTCCTTCAAATGACTGGTTAATTTTTTGTTGGTCGGAGTAGCTTAATTCATCCGACACAAAATGAAGAATATAATTTTCAATATTTAAACCTGCATTTTGTCTATCTGATTGCTTATAGACACGAAAAGCCTTTTTAAAACTAGCAATATCTGAATCTGCATCTTTGGCAATATCAACTAATAAAACTTCCGATCCATCAAACAATAATTTACTAGACAAGCCAATGGCGTCCGTGATTAAAATATTTCCACTTATTACTGGTAAAAATAATGAATCATATAAATTTATTTCTTCAAATATTTTTGTAATATCAATTGAGCCGCCTTTGACAACCAAAGTCAGTTCTCGTATTTCAAATTGCGTTGATTTTTTTACTTCTAAGGTCATTGTTTAATAATCTTTTTAAATTCTTTTTCAATAGCAGGAATAAACTCCGATTTAATTAAATTTATTTCACGCTTAGATTCATTTAAGTTGGTTTCATATGTGTAATATGACTGTGTTTCTTTTGTTGTTCTAATAGTAATAACTTCGCCTGCTTGTGTTGTTTTAGAAACAGAAGTTACTCCAACATTGGCATAGGTATTGGCATCCAAAGTAATTTTTTCTGTTGTAATTGTACCATCATTTGCGGTGGATGTAATTACTTTAAAATAGCTTTGAACATTGTTTTCACTTAAAGCCCAAGCCAAACCGGATTGAACAGTAGTATTTGCTGCTCCATTTGCCGTGTATTTTTTATCAATGTATGTTATAAGCTGATTAGATTCAAATGGCCAATCAAATTGTGGGTCTATGATATCATTAAACAATAGAACAACCCATTGCCTTTCAACACTACCATAAAACTTATAAGCAATTATTTCTGGTGTATCAGAATCTTTAATATTGTATTTGTAAAAAGTTGATGAGTTTTCTTTAAGACCTTTTTCAAAAGCAAACCGAGCAATAATGTTTGTTACACTATCTAATCCTGTGGTAGAATTATTTGAGGTGTAAAATGTTTTTGGAAAGTAATTAAAATATTTTGCCATAATTGTTTTTTTTATTCTTGACGGAACTGAACCTCAGCATTACTATTTTGTTTATCTGGTTTACCAGGATTAGGACTAGAATCAGCCAAATCATTCTTAGTAACAATAACAACCTCTGTGAATTGAAGCGTTATTTGAATTGCTACTGGCATGCCGGTGCGGCCTAGTGCTGGAGCATTTTCACCTGGTATTTCATAAGCAGTAAAACCATTTGGCGCATAATTTACCTGAACATTTTCAAGTATGCATGTACCAACAGTTGGAATATTTGGATTTTGAGCGCCGTTATAATAGAACTGAACATCAAATTCTGAAGGCGGTACTAAAAATCCTGAATTGGATCCTCCTAGACCTTTATAGGTTTCTGGTGCTTGATGAAATACAAATTTTTTAATAATTTTTTGAACTTCTAATGCTTCTCTTTCTTCTCTTGGATAAAAAGTAAAATCAAATTGAAATTTTCTAAACGCAGGAGATTTATAAATCATCTCCAACATTGGATTTTCAACACGACCAGTTGTTGCAAGAAGCGCTTGTGTGGATTGTGCTCCTATTGCGGCTTCGCCTGTTTTTTTTGCAATTGCTTGACCGGTAAGTTCAGCTCCTTTACCAACAGCGCTGCCTGTTGCTGCTTTAAGTCCGGCCAATCCTCCTCCGGCATTTTTATAATCTTGAACTATTGAACCGCCTGCAGCCATAATTTTTCCACCAAGCTCGCCACCTAAAGCTAATTGGTCATAACTTTGTGAATAGCCGTATTGCAAAGTATCTGGCATATACAAAGCAATTGAATCTTTGGTTAATCTAGTTGTTCTTAAAAATTGGCTGATTCCATTGTTGAGACCAGTAATTTTTTTAATTGATGTTTGTATTTGATCCTCAGTTGCCTGTGAGTTTCCACCAAAAGTAACTGATGTAGAACCAAATACATTATTAATTCCGCCAATCACATTTCCTGTTACTTTGCTAAGTGCTCCAGCTATACCGCCTTGGCTAGATATTCCATTTAACTTATCAAGTATATCAGAAGCAAAGCCTGTTTTGACTTGATTAACAGCATCTTTTGCTTTTTGAATGCTGCCCATTATTTGAGCTTTACCTGCAGCTACTTGGTCTTTTGTAGCACTTTCTAAAGCATTTTGAGTTGCAACACCAGAACCAAAAGATGTTTTATTTTGCTCTCGTATGTAAAAAACAAGATAATGAGCTTTATCCGTTTGACCTAAATCAATTGGATATCGCAAACGAGTTTTTTCAAATTGGTTATTTTCTAACGCAGCTAATGGTCCTTTTGTTCTATCGCCATTGCTTTTGTCAAAAATTATGTTGCCGAAACCAAATAAAGACATGTTTAATCCTTTGAAGTAAGATAGATAGTATTTATGTCATATAAAGGATGGTTTAAGCCAAAAAACCCAAACAAATACAAGGGCGATGCCAATAGCATCGTCTACCGGTCGTCATGGGAATTGCGTGTGATGAAATATTTAGATAACCATCCAAGTGTTCTGTGGTGGGTCTCCGAAGAGCTGCCAATTCCATATCGGTCACCAATAGACCAAAAAATACATCGTTATTTTCCCGACTTCATTGTTCGTCTAAAACAGGCAGACAATAAAGAAATTACTGTGGTTCTAGAGGTGAAACCATACAAACAAACTCAGAAACCAACACAAAAACGCCAAACAAAAAGGTTCATCCAAGAAGCCATGACCTATGCCGTTAACCAAGAAAAGTGGCGAGCAGCCGACCTATTCTGTAAAGAACACGGATGGCAGTTTAAAATAATTACTGAAAAAGAACTTGGACTTTGAGATAAATACAAGATGGCGTATTTACTAGACAGAATTAAAGAATCGTTGGCCAAGGAGGGTTACACTCCTAGGTCATCGGCCGCACGCCAATGGTTGAAAGCAAAGGTCGGTGAATTAAGACCTACTCCTGCGGCTTTAATGCGAGATAGAGAACGCCTAAAAGACAAATCATTTATAGGTAAGATGTATTTCTTTTTTTATGATCCAAAAACTAAGGATTCGTTGCCATATTACGATAGGTTCCCATTGGTTATACCAATTGAACGATACTCAGACGGTTTCTTAGGGTTGAACTTGCATTACATTCACCCAAAGCAACGAATTATCCTTTTAGATAAACTAAGTGATACAGCTACCAATAGACGATTTGACGAAAAAACAAAATTGCGTTTGAGTTATCAATACTTGGCTTTGGCCTCCACAGCGTTTCAAGCTATGCCATGCATCAAGAGGTATTTGTTTAGTCATCTCACCTCACGATTTTTAGAGATACCTGCTGATGAATGGGATATAGCGGCTCTTTTGCCAGTTGAACAATTTGAAAAAGCAAGCAAAAGCAAAGTTTACGCAGAATCACAAGAGAGATTTTAAATGTCATTTTCACCAAATTTATTTTTAGCAAACATCCGAGGAAAAGACGGACTGGCAAAGCCATCTCGTTTTGAGGTAATATTACCTATTCCTCCATACATTAGCCAGTTTGTGGGTAATTCAATCATTGAAAAGATATTGAACTTTCCAAACTCTGTATTCTCAGATGTCACCAGTGCGATTGGAAGCGTTTTTGGAAAGCAAGGAGAACAAGATGAACAAGCACGCTCATCTAACCCTTCAGTTACTCGTTATCTTGCTCTTCAATGTGAATCGGCAGAATTGCCTGGAAAAACACTTCAAACTGCCGATGTAAAAATATATGGCCCAACTTTTAAAGTGCCGTATCAAACACAATATACCGATACCACTTTGACTTTTTTATGCACCAACGACTTCTTTGAGCGTAAGCTTTTTGACCGTTGGATGGAAGCAATTCATCCATCCGATACAAACAATTTGAGATTTCCAAAAAGTCAAACATCACGCTACATGATTAATATTCAAATTATACAGTATGATGAGTTTATTAAAAAGATTTATGTAGTTGAACTAATTGATGCTTTTCCAATTGGAATAGCACCGCAAACATTGAGTTGGAGTGAAGATGGTTTTCATCGGCTTTCAATTCAGTTTGCATATCAAAAGTATCGTCCAGTTTACCAAGGAGGATACGATTTAGCTGCAGCCGGTACAGCGTTACTTGGTTCTGCAGCTTCAAGATTGTTGCCTTTTGGAAAAGCAACAACAAAATTACCATTTGGGTTTTGAATTTAATTACTAAAGCGAGGTTACTATGTTACCAAAATTAGATGTTCCTATCCATGAATTAAAACTGGTGTCCAGTGGCAAAACAATTCGTTTTCGGCCATTTCTTGTCAAAGAACAAAAATTGTTTTTAATGGCTTCAGAATCAGATGAGCCAAAAGAAGTTGTAAATGTAATCCGTCAGGTGCTAAAGAATTGTGTGCTTGATGAAATTGACATTGACCAATTGCCTACTTTTGATTTAGAGTATTTGTTTTTAAACTTGCGGGCTCGTTCGGTAGAAGAAGTTGTTGAGTTGCGTTATAAGTGTAACAATACATTTAAAACAGAAGCTGGCGAAGATAAAAAATGTGATGGCAAAGTAGATTTTAAAATAAATCTTTTAGAACTAGAGCCAAAAAAAGAAGAAACCCACATTAATAAAATTCAAATTACTGAGAACTTAGGCGTGTGTTTAAAATATCCTACCTTTGATATGATTCAACGATATGAAAATCTTGATGAAAATGAAGTAATGTCTAAGGTGCTGGCCGATTGTATTGACTATGTTTACGATAAAGAGCAACTATATTATGCCAAAGATTCTACACGAGAAGAACTAGAAGAATTTATTGATAGCATGCAACAAAAAGATTTAGAAAAGATTAAGCAATTCTTTGATACAATGCCTGAAATTAAAAAGGATGTTCATTTCAAATGTCCAAAATGTGAATATGAAGAAGATATTACCATAAAGGGCATGCAAAGTTTTTTCGTCTAATATTTCGTTATGATACATTGAGAAACTATTATGAAACAAATTTTGCTTTAATGCAACATCACAAATATAGTTTGTCAGAATTGGAAAACATGATGCCGTGGGAAAGAAGCATTTATGTTAGTTTGTTAATTAAATACTTACAAGAAGAAAAAGAGCGCATAGAGCTACAGAAACAAAGTAAAAAACGATAATGGCAAAAAAAATAAACGAGTTTTCTATTCTTCAACCTTTAGCTAAAGAACTAGGCTATAAGAATGCTGACGAGCTAAAAGAAGCTTTAGGTAAAGAAGAAGTTGGCCGTGGCACCAGAGGAGCAATGGGTAACATTGGTGGTGCCGGCGGTGCGGGAACTGGTTTTCTTGGAGGTCGTGAAGTTGGCTCTGGTTTTGGTGTTGGAATTAAAAAACGCTTAGCTGGAGGCCAAGGTTTAGGCCAATCTGTGGCTGGTGGTTTTAAAGATTTCAAAGAAACACTCTCTCTTGGAAATATTAAAAAAAGAGCATTAGAAAAAACATTTGGTGGTCCAGGCTTTATTTCTGCTTTTGCTCGTGGAAAATTAAAGAAAAAATACGCTGGTGAAAAATCTCCAACAAAAGAAGGAGATGAAGAAGAACAAAAAGGTGGAGAAAAAGGAGGCGGTGGCGGTGATGCTTCTTCTTATCTTGGAATTTTAGCAAAGAGCGCTTTAGTTTTGCCTGGCATGGCAAGAGATACAAATGTTCTTCGCCAAAATTTACAAAAGCTTGTTAAAATATTTGCAGGTCCGCAAGAAAAAGGAAAAAAAGCATACGCAACAAAATCTGATTTTAAACCTTCACCTCTAGGAGATTCTTCAACAGGTCAAGTATTAAATGACTCTGAAAAAGAAAGAAGTAAAGATATAGATTTTTTTGCGGCCGAAGATAAAAAAGAAGCTGATTTAGAAGCATCAAAACAAAAAAAAGAAGCTCCTGTTGCGGCCGCACCAACAGCAGAAAAAAAAGATGAAGATGGTGGTGGTTTACTAGGCACGATTATTGATTTAATTAAAAATGG